TTTCTTTCCGTCCCAGTCATAGGTACATTTCCATCGACGGACCGTTCCCTCCGGCAGTTCGAGCTGTCGTGCTATATCCACAAGTTTGAGTCCCTGCCGATAGAGCGCAAGGGCCTCGTCCGCCTTCGCGTTCTTCGCCTTCGGCACGGTCTCACCTCCTTGCTATTCGTTGGATTTAATGCAAAAGAGCAGGCGCCTTGCCTGCTCTTTCTTCGTTCACAATATAATAATAACATAAATTATTTTCTCATTCTTCTCATCTTTTTCAGAAGTCCTCCAGAGCTCTCTCCTGTGCCTCGGTGATCCTCTTGGTCGCCGTTTCAAAATACTGGCCATTGAGCTCGATGCCGACAAACCTCCTGCCGGTGTTCATGCAGGCCACTCCAGTGGATCCTGACCCCATGAAAGCATCCAGGACGATGCCGTCCGGTGGTGCTATCGCAAGAAGCCCCTCCAGGAGTTCCACCGGCTTCTCCGTCTGATGCTGCCTCTGCTTTGGCGCCACTATAGGCACATGATAGACTCCCGGCATTGCCTTGGTGCCCTTGGCAGCCTTCCAGTCGATCGGCATGTCACCATTGGAAGCCCAGACGATATACTCGCAGTCGTTTCGGAAGCGCCCAGGCTGGTTCCTGCTGATGCCCTTGTCCCAGACGCAGATCCCTCTCCACACCCAGCCGGCCATCTGCACGGCGTCGGTCATGGCTGGAAGGTTGCGCCAGTCCACGAACATCTCGAGGATCCCCCCCTCCTTTGTTTTCTGCCTGAGCTCGCTGCACACCCATCGCATGAACTCCGTGAAGCTCCTCTGGTCCATATTGTCACCAGAAAAAGGTGGGAGCTTTGCGGCCCCGTTGAAGTCGCTGTCCGTGTACTTGGCCGTTGTGCTCGCTTTCCTGTCTCCTGCATGAGTGCCTCCGGAAGAGTACGGAGGATCCGCCAGGACGAGGTCAATGCTCGCCGGTTCTATGCTCTTGATCATTTCAAGGCAGTCGCCGTGGTATAGCTTGAAGTTATCCATGAAGCACCTCCCCGAGATGCTGGACGCCTCTCTTCCTCAGTCTGTAGGCGTGCTGGATGCTGTAGCTCACATCGTTGGCCACCCGTGACATCGGCACCCGTCCGATGTAGAACTCCGTCAGCACCGTCTTCTCGTTGTCATCTTCCAGCAGCTCGATGGCGTCACCGATCTCGATGATCAGCATGGCCTTCTCCTGCTGGAACTGCTCGATCTGCGTCTCCAGGTCTGCCACCTTGCAGAGGATCTCGCTGACCTTGTCCTCAGGAGATGACTGCACCCTGTCCTTGTCGTATCTGATGGCACCAGGAAGCAGGCAGCTCCTCAGCTCCTCGCATTTCATCGTCATGCGCCTGATGGCGTTGTCCTTCTTCCTGACCTGCATCAGATAGTCAAAAGTCTCAACAAGCTCCATTTTGACCGCCTCCCTTCAATAGCTCCTCGTATTCCAGGACGATCTTGTCCCTGCCTATGGCATAGCCCAGTTCCCTGTTGCATCCGATTGACCCCTCCCATCCTGGGAGAAGCACGAGGGCGTCCGCCATCGATAAAAGCTCCAGGCTCATCCTCATGTACTCCTCGTAGCTCGTATGCTCTGCCGGAAGCACCTCACAGATCTCTGCCGGGTTGATCAGATTGTCATATCCCGCCCATTTCAGTCTCTGCTCCGCCTCCTTGAACTTCGCCCTGTAGTTATAGACCCCCGTGATCGGTCCGCTTATGTATAGCCTCATCATGCTGTCCTCCTCTCCTTTAATGCTTCAAGCAGTGCCGCCTGGCTCATGTCCTTGTGCTGTAGGGCGCGCATGACCTGCTCGTCAGCTGTCCCTTCTGCAACAAGGTGGTGTATGATCACCGGCTTGTCCTGCCCCTGTCTGTATAGTCTGGCGTTTGCCTGCTGGTAGAGCTCCAGGCTCCAGGTCAGCCCGTACCACACGATAATGTGGCCGCCTTCCTGGAGGTTCAGGCCGTAGCCCACGGACGCCGGATGCGCCAGGAGCACCTGCACCTTGCCGTCATTCCAGTCGGCTATATCCTCAGGTCCTTCCAGGATCCTCGCTTCCTTTATCCTTGACCTTATTGCTTCAAGGTCGTGCTTGTAGCTGTAGAACACAAGCACCGGCTCCCCGGTGGTGTCGATGATCTCCTCCAGTGCGTCCAGCTTCTCGTCGTGGATCTTCACCACATCGCCGTCCACTGAATAAACGGACCCGTTTGCTATCTGCAAGAGCTTGTTCATGACTGCAGCAGCGTTCAGCGCCACGATGTCCTCCTCGTCGATCTTGAGAAGCTGCTCCTGCTCCATCTGTTTGTATGCAGCCATTTCCCTGTCGGTCAGGTGCACCGGGATCACGTTGTCGATCCTCTTCGGCAGTGTCAGGTAGTCTGCAGCGCTCATGCTTATGCAGATGTCGCTGATCTTTTCCTCGATCTCCTTCTGTGCGTTGCGGAAGGGCTCCCACTTATAGATCACGTAGCCGTTGCGGGCTCCGGGCCGGAAGTATTTCTCCCGGTAGGATGAAAGCGTAGGCCCCAGGCGTTCGCCCCGGTCAAGCAGATAGAGCTCAGCCCACAAGTCCATCATGCTGTTAGGTGACGGTGTTCCGGTAAGCCCGACGACCCTGTTCACGAACGGCATGGCCTTCCTCAGTGCCCGGAACCTTTTCGCCTGTGGGTTCTTGAAGCTGGAGAGCTCATCGATCACGATCATGTCGAACGGCCACCCCTTCCTCAGTCCCTGGTAGTAGTTGATCAGCCAGATCACGTTATCCCTGCCGATCACATAGATGTCAGCGTCCTCCTTTAGTGCATGGATCCTCTGCTGTTCATTTCCCAGCACCTTGGAGATCCTCAGCTCTTTCAGGTGGTCCCACTTGGCGTGCTCCCTCGTCCATGTGTCCTCGGCCACTCTCTTCGGTGCTATCACCAGCACCTTCGTGACCTCGAACCTGTCATACATGAGCTCCTGGATCGCTGTCATCGTGATGACTGTCTTGCCGAGTCCCATGTCTAAAAAGAGTCCGATCTTCGGGATCTTTATCACGAGCTCCGTCGCTCGTTTTTGATAATCATGTGGTTTGTATTGCATCTCGTACCTCCTCAATGAACTCCGCGGCCTCGTCCATCCCTCTGATCGTCCTGACCTGACAGCCCAGTGCATCCAGCCGGTCCTGTTGCCATACCTGGATAGGCGTGAGCCGCCCCCTGTCAGTCTTTAACTCGACGAAGTAAATGAGCCCACCAGGCAGGATGACCTGACGATCCGGGACTCCGTCGTTTCCCGGGCTCGTAAATTTGAAGGCCAGACCTCCCAGACTCTCAACCTGGCGCCGGAGCCATTTTTCTATGTCTCTTTCTCGCATTGTTTCCTCCTTAGGGTGACAACCTCAAAAAATTTTGCTTATCATATACGCGTATTACCCGTGCGGGCGCCTATATGCGCCCATTTTTGGGTTAAAAATAAATGTTATATAGAAAACGATTGTCAAGTTGTCACCCACACGCCCTGCGCCCTTATTTTTCAAGGCTTCGCAAGGGTGACAACTTCGGTGACAACTTCGGTGACAACTTCCACTTGTCACCCTCTCGCCCTCATCAGTTAGGGTGACAACCTCCCCCGGGTGACAACTTAGTCGGGTGACAACTTCCTCGTGTATGGTCTCTGCTGTCCGTATTCTGAAATCTTCATCCGTTTGCCAGTTTTTTCCCACTCCGGGATCCTTGCCATGATGGCCATGATCTCCCAGCTGTCTGCTTTTTTCCATGCGTTCTTAGGTCGTCCGAAGCACTCGCAGAAGATCTCCATCGCACAGACTTTGGTCCTCTTCATGGTGCCCTCTGCCTCTTTCGGGCTCAGGACGTCACGCTGCTGGAAGTAGTCCACACGCTTTTCCAGATCCCAGCTGTACCAGTCCGCCGGCAGCAGGGTCTCCAGGTACTCCTCAACCTGGCCCTCGCGCTCGTCATATTCAAGCGCCGCCTGTTGCATCTTCTCGGCTTCCTTTTCCATGGCAGCATCCAGGAAGCTGTCCTCGCCGTCCGTAGCGTAGACGATAGTCTCCGCCCAGATCTGCGCTCTGATGTCTTCCGTCATGTCCCACACGGACTTCTTGCCACCACTCACCGGAACCGGCCAGAAGCGTCTGTTGCCGGTGGTATCTCTGAGGAAGCCGGTGGTGCTGTTGGTGGTTCCGCAGATGATTGCAGTCCTTGGATGCCTCTCGACCACGCGGCCGTATGCTGCACGGTACTCGTCCACTTGTCTGCTGATGAAGCCCTTCATGATGTCAACGTCAGCTTTTCGGGTTCCCTGCATCTCTCCGATCTCCATGATCCAAACGCCCTGCAGCTTCTCCGCTGCTGTTTTGTCCCTGGTATCTGCCAGGCTGAGGGAGTCGCTGAACCACTTGCCGCCCAGCTTCCGGAGCAGGGTGCTCTTGCCGATGCCAGGCTTGCCATCGAGCACCAGGACGGTGTCGAACTTGCACCCGGGTTCCCATACTCTCTGCACGGCTCCGATCAGGGTCTTCCTTGTGACTGCCCTGGTGTATGCGGTGTCCTCCGCTCCCAGGTAATCGATCAGGAGCGTGTCAACCCTTGGCACGCCATCCCACTCCGGGAGCCCTGCCAGGTATTCCTTCAAGGGATTGAACCGGCGCTGATCCGTCACGATAGTGAGCGCCTTGGTGAACTTGTTCTCCGGAAACTGTACCCCGTACTGATCAGCCACCCAGCCGTAGAGCTGAGCATCGTCAGCATCTCGCCAGTATTTGTTCGGACGCTTCCATGGGAGCTTCCCCTTGACCTCGATGGCTCCGGAGAGCTCGTTGAAGCGGATGCCCTGGAGCTCCGGCTGGTTCTGTAATATGAGCACGGCGTTCGTAATGATTGCCCGAACGGCTCCGTCTTCCGTCCGGGAGAGCTTTGTCTCCCAGTCCTCGTCTGTTTCCTCCGGAGCTGACTGCTCGAAGTCGAGCACGGCTCTTTCCTTTGTATCTCTGGCCAGTGTCAGCTTGGTGGCGTCGTCTTCCTGGGTTATATAGTCGGCCATTGCTTTATAGCTTGGCCGGTCTTTTCCGTTTTTGTCTTCGCTGCCATCGTCCAGGTCTCCGAACTTGTGGATCCTGACCAGGTCGAAGGCATTGCAGAGCTGCCCGCTGGCCGGATCCGTCGAGTGGTTCGAGTAGGCGAAGGTCTCGCCATCGTAAACCACAAGACCGGCAGCTGTTGAGCCCTGTGCGTATGTGTAGCGGTCGTCTTTGGCCGTTCTTATGTAAACATCCGGCAGGAACTTCTCGATTGCCTCCGGGATGGTATAGGTGCGGCAGAACGCTCCGACGATGCCCTTCTTCTCCAGAGGGTCGCCCTGTTTGTCTGCCTGCTTTTTTCTGATGCCCGTCATCCTGGATGACTCCGGCCAGAAGCTCGTGTCCGTCCAGTCCGGGTACTCAGCCAGCACGCTGTCAGCCTTTAAGAATGGCGCATCGTAATACTTGAAAAAGGGCACCACGTCCGTGCTGTTGCTTGGCCAGTACATGAGACGGGTCGGCTGGTAGGTCGAGTCGTCGAAGTAATCGATGCCGATCTTCTCCGCAATCTTCCTGGCGATGGCTTCGTATTCGTCCGGAGTGACCTCACGGTCCAGCGGCATGATCAGACGGAAGCGCGGAGTCTTCTCTGAGTATTTGTGCGTGGAGTAGACAGCCATCGCAGCATCCAGCTCCAGGTTGTTCATGAGTGTGTCCCAGAAGTCAGCAGGAGGGAAGTCCAGGTCAAGCGTCAGGATCTGACGTGCCAGGACGTAGCCGGTCTTCCTGCGTCCCTCTTTGAGATGTCCGCCGACGAAGCCGCCGATGTCCTTGATCTTGTCCTGCTGCTCCTTTGACATGTGCATATACTCGGCATGGGTCTCCGGAGTCTCCACGGACTTCGAGAGCTTTGAGAGAAGCCCTGACCAGAGCATCTTCTTGTTTTTCCACTTCGTCTCGAAGCGGCTCTTGCCGAGTGCGATCAGGAGCTCCCCATTGTTTTGTAGGTTTATGTGGTGGTCGGCCATGTTGATGACCTCGGCCACGGTGTTCTTGCCAGTCTTCATAGATCCACGGCCTCCTTGTTCTTCTCCAGCTTCTTCGCTTCGTTTTCTGCTGTGACGAAGCGCTGCTGGTAGTTCCTATAGACAGCCATCTCGTGACGCTGCTCTTCCTTTAACTCTTTGAGCTGTTCCTTTAATGCCTTGAGCTGCTTGCGATACCCCTGGCCGCCGTTCCTTGTGCAGTATGTCTTGATGTATTCCTGCAAGTGCTTCACCTGGCTCTGGAGCTGGTCGATCTTAGGCTGTAGCTCTGAGGCCTTGGTGTGGTGATCCACTGCTTTGTTGGCCCACTCTTTTCGTCCGTCCATAAGATAGGAGGCTCGATGACCACAATGCCGGACGATGGCAGCCCTGAGCTCGTCACGGTGCTCGACATCCTCGTCCACTGCGTCAAGCAGGATCCGGAGGTTTTTGGCTGACGTAGGGAAGAACTTGTCCAGCACTATGGTCATGTGGCCGTTTTTCAGCTTTATGTTGATAATGTTGTTGTCTTCCATCTTGTTCTCCTTGCTTATTTATTAGTAGATGCAGCGGGGCGCGGTGGCCCCGCAGATGTTTGATCAGATGATAAGGAAAGCGGGGCGAACGCCGA